TTGATACCGGCGGCGGGTGGTAAGAAAATGGAAGGATCAATATAATGTCTGGCGGAATGAACCCAGCGAACGTGGCAACTGCCAGCGGCGCAAGCGGCGGTAAGGGCGGCGGCACTACTGCAACCCCGACCGGACCTATGCCCTATCAAGGCGCAGGGCCGACAGCGGCCAGCCCAAACAACGTGTATCAGCAATCAGCGAACGCTTATCAGGGCGCGTTGTCCAACACCGATCCCGGTTCGTTTGGTGCGCGCACAGCAGCGAATATGAACCCGTACACGCAACAGGTTACCAATCGCAGCATGATGGACCTGGAGCGTCAGCGGCAAATGTCGATGAACAACATGGGCGCGGCGGCAACGCAGGCCAATGCGTTTGGCGGATCGCGTCACGGTGTTGCGGAAGCGGAAACCAACCGAGGTTTCGCGGATGTCGGCGCGAATATGTACGCCAACCAGAACATGAACAACTTCAACAACGCTCAGAATATGTCGATGCAGCAGGGCAACAATCTGGCCAATCTGTCTCAGCAGGGCTTTGGCTACGGTCAGGCGATTGGCAACCAGCAAATGCAGCAGGGTCTGTTGCAGCAGGGCTTGTCGCAACAGGTGATCGACGCGGCCAAGCAGCAATGGCAAGGCTACACCAACGCGCCGGCACAGTCTCTCAGCTATCCGCTGGCGGCGATTGGCGGCGTTCCGCAACCACAATCCTCGACAAGCACCCAGAAGCCGGGGCTGTTTGATTATCTGTCACTTGGCTTGATGATGTAGGGCCAGAAGATGAGCGAAGCACAATACGGCGCAACCGCTGATAAATACGCCAGGATGTACGGTCTGGACCCGGCGCTGTTCCGTAGGGTTGTGGCGCAGGAAAGCGGATGGAATATCGGTGCGACAAGCCCGGTTGGTGCTTCTGGCTTGGCTCAGGTTATGCCCGCCACGGGGCGCGATCCCGGCTATGGTGTCCGGCCTCTGGCGGCTGGCGCTGGTCCAGAGGAGAACCTGCGTTTCGGCGCAGAATACCTTGCTTCGCAGATCAGGGACCAAGGCGGCGATGTTACACGCGGGCTTCAGGCTTACAACTGGGGGCCGGGTAATCTGCAAAATTGGGACGGCAATCCGGCCAACATGCCAGACGAAACGCGGATGTATACGGCAAACATTCTGAGCAACGCCGCACCATCCCAACAGCAAGGAAACAACATGGCAGGTCTACTGGGATCAGCACCGCAGCAAGAGAAGCCCGCATGGCAGGAACGCATGACCGGCGGCTTTCTAACACCTGATCGGCGTGACCGCTTGGCCATCGGGCTTCAGGGCATGACGATGAACCCCAACGAAGCGTTGATGCGCAATGCGCAGGCCAACATTTCTGGACGGGCCGACCAGCGCAAGACCCAGGAGCAGACCAACAAGACGGTCGCGCTGCTGGAGCGCATGGGCGCAGATCCGAAGCTGATTGAAGCGGCTCGGAATGGATACGCCAAAGAGGCGGTGGCTATGGCGTTTGCGCAGCCAGAGGCACAAAAGGGCATTGCCGTGGGGGATCGGATCGTCAACCCAGTAACTGGCGAGGTCATCTATGATGGCGCTGGTTCTGGTGGTGACCCTGAAGGTGAAGCAAAGTTACGCAAAGAGTTTACATCACTGCCAATCGTCAAGGCTTTTTCTAGCCAATCAACCGCCTACGGACGTGTCATTGCGTCTGTTGATGACCCCAGCCCTGCCGGTGACTTGGCGCTGATCTTTAACTTTATGAAAGTTCTGGACCCTGGTTCAACGGTTCGTGAAGGTGAATTTGCGACCGCTGCAAACTCTGGCGGCGTGGATGACCGAGTTCGGGCGCTTTACAACAACGTCGTTGACGGCACGAGACTGTCGGGAAGCCAGCGTGACGATTTTGCAAACCGTGCCACTCGGCTATATGGAAACGCTGAACAGCAATATAGATCAATCGCAGATCAGTATGGGCAATTTGCGGCCAATGCCGGTTTTGACCCCGCCGCAATGATGCCCGACTTTGGCTATTCTGGCGACAAGTATGAAACACCTCTTTCGTTAAGTCCTCCACAGCTTACAGGACAGCAATTAGGACAGCTTGGAGTAAAATTGGCGGATTGGCCTGCACTGTGGCAAAGTTTCACTGATAGCGAACGCGAGCAGTTCATGGAGGACATGAGGTAATGGTTGAACTGACAGAGAGGCAGCGCAATCTCGCACAGGCCGCAGCCGAAAGGAGCAGCCAAGCAAAGAAACGCGCGGAGGAAGTCCCAACCCAACGGTGGCGCACTGCGCTCGGTCAGGGCCTGGCCTTTGGTGCCGGTGATGAAATTGAAGCCGGTGTTCGTGCGCTGTCGCCCAATCAAACATATGAAGATGCGCTTGCAGAAATACGCGGCGGATTGAAAGCCTATAAAGAGGCGCGGCCCAAAGAGGCTTTGGCGTATGAAATCGGCGGCGCAGCTTTGCCCGCGCTTTTGCCATATTACGGTCAGGCAAACCTTGGCCGTGCTGTAGCAACAGGCGCGCTACAGGGAGGCGCTTACGCCTTCAATACCGGAGAGGGCGGGCTAGAGAGCAGGGCTGCTCGTGTGCCTGGTGGCGCTGTTACTGGCGCTGTGGGCGGCGGCGCTGGATATGGCGGCGCAAAAATAGTCGGCGGCGTATTTAAGAAATTGACAGAAGCCGCGCGGCGTAAGATCGGCGGTCGCGGAGCAACTATTGTGGAGAATGAAATCCAGCGCCTTGTTAAGCAGACGGGGCGCAGTGCTGATGATATTGCGCAAGACATCATCGACGGTCGGCTATTGGCCGAAAATCGCACTATTCAATCAGCAGTAAGAGCCTTGCGGGCTGGCGGCGGTGAGGCGTCTACAGTCCTGAAGGAAGCATTGGAGCCACGGCCAGCAGCAACCAGTAGCGCGGCTCTGCAAAGTCTTCGTTCTGGGCTTACCGATGCAACTGACGGCACAAGCCAAGCAGCAGCTACACGCACAAGCGAGGCGGCAACCCGCGCCGCAGAGCGGCAGGCATATGGGGCGGTTGAAGGCGTACCCGCGTCGGACGACATTGTTGAGGCTTTAAGATCAGCTTTGCGGCGCGTTCCAAGCGCGTCAAAAGAAATAGAAATAAAGACGCGCGCGGAAGGCCTTAGCCCGCTTTACAGTGTTGACGATGCTGGAGAGATTGTCTTCAACAGGGTGCCGTCTCTTGATGAGGCGGAAAGTATTCGACGGGCAATAGGAAACCGGACAACTGCGCTATACAACAGGACCGACCCAATGGGTGGGGCTGCGCAGTCTGTCGGCGACGTAGAGACGGCATTGCGCTCTTCTCTAGACCAAGGGTCTGCACCGCTTCAAGCCGCGCGGGCGCAGGCGTCTGTCGTGAGGTCTTCACGCGATGCGTATGAAGGCGGGCTTCGCGCGCTTTCTGGCGACGTAAACGAAAAGCTGGCCGACTTTGCGGCATTGGCTGGTAAGGAAAATGCGCCTGAACTGATAGCCGCATATCGGCAAGGATTGATGCAGGCGATTGAAGCAAGGGCCGCGACAGGATCGCGCTCAAGCATGATTACAAATTTCACAAAGGAAACGTCCAAGGAAGGGATGCTTCTTCGTGAAATATTCCCGCAAGACCAACTGGATGAGGTGCTGAAGCGTGTCGGTATTTCAAGTGACGCACAGAAGGCATCTGCGTATATTCTTGGTGGATCGCCTACGTCTGACACTACTGCCGAATTGGCGCGGCAGGGTATGAACTTGGGTGTGTCTGACATTACTGGCGTAATGAGCGGAAACCCAGAGGCAGTATTAAGGGCCGGGTCAAAAATGGTTGGTAAGTTAGCCAAGCGTGAATTAACGGACGCACAAAAGGCTCAAGTTGCCCGCGTTCTTGTTTCGGATAACGCTGATCTTGTTCGTCGGGCCATTCAGGATGACAGCGCAATCGCGGCCTTGGCGCAACGGATTAATGAAATTATCGACACTGCGGTCAGCGGATCAACGGGCGCAGGCGCTACAGGCGGCGCAATGGTCGGCGCGCCGGTCAGCGGCGGATTGCTGGATAACCAATCACAGGGGCCGAGATAAATGCTAAAGCCACAGAAAATGAAGCGCGACGACATTGAAGGCATTGTTTCGGATGCGATTGAGGACGCGGTTTCGTTCATTGAAAGCGAGATCTCGGATGATCGGCTGAAAGCGCAGCGATACTTCGACGGAAAGGTTGATCTGGGCCACGAGGAAGGCCGCTCACGGGTTGTGGCGACTAAATGCCGGGATACTGTGCGGGCGCTGAAACCGTCGCTCATGCGCGTGTTTATGAAGTCCGACAAGCCGGTGGAATTTGTGCCAATCGGCCCTGAAGACGTAAAGGCGGCAGAACAAGCCACGACCTTCGCGCAATATGTGTTCAACAAGTCAAACGGCTATACGGTGGTGGCCGATGCTATTCACGATGCCTGCGTGAAGAAAACCGGCATTGTGAAGGTGTACTACGAGGACAAAACCGAGGCTGACATTGAGGACTTTTCCGGTCTGAGCGAGGATCAGTTTGCGATTGCGGCGGCTGAATATGACATCATCGAGGTCGGCCAGGATGAGATGGGTCTGTATTTCGGCAAGGCCAGCACTGAACAAAGCAAGGGCGATGTTTGCATTGAAAGCGTGGCCCCGGAGGATTTCTTTGTAAACCGCGAGGCCAAGGATATTGATACCGCCTACATCTGCGGGCATCGGAATACGGACATGCGCGTCGGCGATGTTGTGGCAATGGGCTACAGCTTTGATGAGGTGATCGAACACGCTGGCGACGACCAGGATACCATGCAGGACGAAGCCGACTTTGAGCGCACCGGCTTTAGCACCGAGGGCGACGATGAAAGCGCGGGCGATCCATCCATGAAAAAGGTGATGGTGACCGAAGCGTACATGAAGATGGATGTGGAAGGCACGGGCATTGCCAAGCTGTATTCGTTTCTGTGCTTGGGCAATGATTACAGCCTGCTGGATTATGAGTTGGCCGACGATAAGCCATTTTCGGTTTTCGAAGTTGATCCAGAGCCACACACGTTCTTTGGCCGGTCGCTGGTTGAATTAATCATTCAGGATCAGGACGCGGCGACATCCATGCTGCGCGGATTGCTGGACAACGTGGCGCTGACGAACAACCCCGGCCTGATTGTGCTGGACGGGCAGGTCAACATGGAAGACGTGTTGAACAATGAAATCGGCGCGATCCGCCGGGTGAAAAGCATGGGCGCGATTGAGCCGTTTGCCATTCCATTCATTGCAGGCACGGTTATTCCGGCCATGCAGTATTTCGATGAGACAATTGAGAACAAGACGGGCGTTACGCGCGCCTCGATGGGTCTGGCACCGGATACGCTCCAGAACACCACCGCAGCGGGCGTGAATGCCACCGTAGAGGCCGCTAGTGGTCAATCGGAACTG